GATTCAGTGTAACATCTCTTGGCAGAATTCGGACGGCAAGCGTCTCGGTGTATCCGTCCGCGTATTGTTCGTCAACGTACTCAACCGGCGGAGCGGCAAAGCCCATTCGCCCCCAGAGCTCCCAAATGCTTTTTTCGCCGTCGTAATTGTCGAGTACGATTTCCTCGCCCCGCGAAGTGATATAGGAAAGCTTCATGCAACCCCCAAAAATTCAGCCTGTTTCAATCCACGCTGAACACCGTTGCTAATCCGCTGTTCAAGGTTTGCATCCCCATAAATATCGTGGATTTCGATATTAATTACTTTTCCAGAGCCTTTACCATTTGCAAACACTTCATCGTTCGGGATGATCCATCCGCTCCGCGTCGGCGAGAAAAGCTCCGGTCCTCGTTCGCCGACCAGATACGTCTCCCCTCGTGAAACGGGGCCGCCTCCGGCTAATGCTTCTTTCGCCCGGCTCGATCCTCCGCCCGCTCTCGGATTCATCCCGGGCGCTGCATTGTATGAATTCAGCGCTTCCAAAGCAGCGATTAGACCCCAGGTCGCCAAAGCCGCCGAATTCATCTGCGAAGCCACCCCGGCTGCGGCATTCGCAATAGATTGCAATGCCCCTTCTGCAATTCCGGATTTTTCCGCTAAGAATTGATATGCTTTGTAAAGCTCATCTCGGATGATATTTTTCTGCAGAATCATGGCGGTGTTGATATCTCCCAGCACACCAAAAATCGCTCCAAGTGCGTTATAAACAGAATTCGGATCCGTCCAGAGAACCTTTATCAATGATTGGTAGGTCGGAATCCATACAGTTTTGATTTTTGTATCAAATTCGTTGTATTTGGTCGTCATATCACCAGCTATATAATCAGCAACTTTTTTCATTGCTGCATATAAGGAGGTCTCGGAACCTTCAAGGTAAAACATTCCGATAAGCGTTTGAACCGCCAAACCGAAAGCGCCAGCGATGCCGATAAAAAGCGCAAAATTCGTGAATGCAGTCGTCAAGTCCAAGGTGACAAAATTGCCAATGCTTCTTAGAACTTGCAGCAAGGCACCGGTCGGGTTTGCTTCAGAAGAAAACAACGCAGTAAGCGCAACGATCGCCAAACCTAAAACGCCGCCAGTGCCGATAAATGCTGCGAACGTGGTAAGCGTTGTAGTAAGAGTACTGCCGATATATGAGCCAAGACCGGAAAGCGTGAAAGCTAATCCGTTCTCTCCGTTGCCAAGCAGGCTGTTTAGCGTAGTAACGTTGCCATTTAGGAGGGCGATCTTTTCGTTCAATGCGCTGTAAGAATCTATCACACTCTGCGGTATAGCCGAAAATGGACTGATCGCTGTAATGTCCGTAATCTCAATTGTTTTCATTTCCTCTTGCGTTGTATCTGCCGTTACCGTCTGCTTATCTTTTTTGCCAAATGGATTTGTCAACCAATCCGGAAGCTTTATATCAAACAGACCGTTTATTTTTTCTGAAAACCACTCTTTGAAAGATTCCCAAGCGTCCGAGATGCCTTTTTTGAAGTTTTCGATCATCTTCTTGGCAGCTTCAAGCAAGTCAATATTTCCGATTGCCGATTTTATGTTTTCGAGGAAAAGATCTAAAGTAATTTTCACACCCTCCCACCAGCCTCCAATACCTTCTCCGATTTTTGTAGCAAGGTCTTTGACGGTCTTTGATAGATCGATTCCACCGAACCAATCGGTCAATGATTTTTTGAAATTTTCCACTGCTTCTGTTACAAATGTCCACCAACCGCTGATACCATCGGAAATTTTAGAAGCAAGGTTCTTTACTGTATCGGTCAAGCCAATCTGACTGAACCAATCTGTAAGCGATTTTTTGAAGCTTTCTACTGCCTCAGTAACGAAAGACCACCAACCGCTGATACCATCGGAAATCTTTGACGCAAGATTTTTCACGGTTTCTGATAAATCAATTCCGCCAAACCAATCAACTATCGATTGTTTGAACGTCTCAACTTGAGTCACGACGCTAGACCACCAAGTGCTGATGCCTTCGCCAATCTTTCCGGCAAGATTTACAATTGCTGTTTTCAAATCAAACTGTTCAACGTCCGCGAGAAATGATTCCTTGAAGCTCTGGAAACTGCCTTTGACACCCTCCCACCAGCCACCGATCGCTTCGCCGATTTTTGCCGGAGCGCTCTTGAACCAATCGATCACGCTATTGAAGGCTGATCCAATCGCTTCCCCGATTCCAGAAAAAGCATTCGAGATCCAAGCGCCTATTCCTGAAAAAGCGTCGCTGAATATCTTGCCAAAACCAGAGAAAAACTCTCCGATTTTAGAGAAAACCTGACTGAACAAAGCGCCGACTTTCCCGAAAAATCCGCCGATTGCTTCACCGATTTTTGAAAAGAATGCAATGGTGTTACTCCACGCTTGTCCCAACCATTCACCGGCACCGGCAAACCAATCCCCTACTTTATTGAAGAACGGTACTAAGGTTCCCTGCCAAAATTCGGTCAAGGTGTCCCGCATGCCGAACCAATTATTTTTCCATGCTGCCCCAAGTAATGCGACGACTGCAATAATTCCCATGATGACCCAGCCTACCGGCCCCATTGCCGTCAGCAGCCCACTGATCGCTTTCCCGGCCGTTGCCGCTAATCCGCCAATGGATTTGAAAACCGTTCCCAAACTGCCGAAAGCCTTGAAAACGCTGCCGATCGTCTTGATGGTGGATATTACCTTCATGACACTCAGCATGGCGATACCAATCGCACCAATCGCCATACCAGCTTTCAAAAGACCGGTAATCAGTTCCGGATTCTGTTTTGCCCAATCGCCGAATCGTTGAATCACCGGTGTAATTTGATCCAACAGGCTTTTGATAGAAGGTAATAAAGCCTGTCCGATAGTGATCCCGATATCCATCAATTGATTCTTCATGATTGCCATCTGGCTGGCAGTCGTTTCATATCGCTGTGCCGCCTCTTTGCTCAGTGCCGTATTCTCTTTCCATGCTTCGGATGAGATCCCCAAAGCTTTTGATACCAAATCGGTATTCCCCCGCAGCCTACTGAGTAGATCGATCTGCCGGCTCTCCCCGATTCCCAAATCATCCAAGGTTTTGTAGAATCCTTTGGTATCCATCTTGTTCAAACCCTGCACAAAAGACAAAACAGCAGCATTTGCATCATCCTTGAATAATTTTGAAAAATCTTGCACACTCATTCCTGAAGCTTTAGCAAATTGTGCAATATGTCCGCTGCCGGAATTAACGGATTGGGTCATATCCCGTAATACAGTCGAAAATGCCGTTCCACCACTTGCTGCTTCAACACCCATGGAGGACATCGCAGCGCCCCAGCCGAGGATATCCGCTTCGGTTAAGCCGGCGATGTTTCCGGCTGCGGCAATATTCTGAGAAATATCCACGATATCTTTTTCGGTGGTTGCCATGTTATTGCCAAGCGCAACGATCGATGACCCGAGATTCCCAAAAGAGTCCTGGCTCATGCCTGTAATGTTCGCAAACCGTGCAAGCGTCCCAGCTGCCTCTTCCGAAGTTAGATTCGTCGCATTTCCGAGATCAATCATCGCCCGGCTGAAGGTTGTCAAATTTTCGGAGGATATCCCCAGTTGACCGGCCGCCTCGTATACGCTTGCTATCTCATTGACGCTTGCCGGCACTTCTTTCGCCATGTTTCGAATATCATTCTCAAGCCCTTGAAAAAATTGATTGGCATCTTTCCCAGGCGGCGCTTCTACGGTCTTCTTGACACCGGCAAAAGAGGATTCAAAATCAATCGCAGCTTTTGCTGTCAAACCGGCTGCAGCTGTCGCAGCTGCTCCCACTGCGGCAAAGGCTTTACCGGTCGTTTGCACCGCTTCGCCGAGTTGCATCGATTTCTTGACTTTTTCCATTCCGGCATTAAATTCGCCGGAATCAAGCGATAACTTCGCTATCAGTGTCGCAATCTGTTTTTCGCTTCCCATTTTTTATCGCGTCGTATCGCTTTCTTCTTGATTTTGCAGTCCATCTGTCCCGTCTTCTATGCCGTCGCGGATGTCCATAACTTCAAATTGTCGGTGCCCGCTGAAACACAAAAACCGATCTGGCTTATATCCTCTTTTATTCTTTTTTGGATCTCTATTCGCATTGGCGAATAGCGCTTTAAAGTGGGCAAGCAGCCAATCCCACATCTCCACCCCGAAAGGCTCCAGGCGATAATATGCCACCCATTCGTCATATTGTTCGGCTGTCATCGTCCGGAGCATGAAATCTACATTCGCGTACCCCAGCTGCGTTGCTAATCGATAAGCGAATCGCCGATCGGGGTTTCTTCGAAATTTTCTTCGTGCCGGTCGATGTCTGCGGCTTTTCCGCCGGAAAGCTCTCCAATGGCTGCCATCACTCTGGATATCGGCGCAACGCTTTTCTTCTTCAATCCAGCGATGTGTTCTCGCCGAAAGACTCGATTTCCTTCTTCATCGACAATGCACATCACAAGCGCAAGCTCTGCCGCTTCAGATTCGCCTTTCTCTTTGATGGCTTTGCTCAGTATGTCACGCTGTGAAGCGCTCATCGATTTCACACGAACTTTCCCGCCCCATTCCGGAACGGATACTTCCGTATACCGAAAATCATCGGCATTTAGAATGTCTTCCGGGTTGGTCAATAGCTTTTCGCTCATGGATTATCCTCCCAACAACGTATCGGAAATGTCTTCAACATCGCCGCTAATCGCTAAAGCGACTGTGTCGATAATCATGTCCGGAGATTGGGGGTCCGCTTCGTTACGCGTGATCCCGATCACATATGCCGGGAATTCCTGAGCATATCCGTCCGGATAGATCAATCGCCATTTTCGCTCTTCTTTCGATTTCAGTAATCCGAATATATCCTTGTGAACCTGATTCGATAAGTCCGTCTGCATTTCGAATTCATAATCCCCAGGATCAATCAGTCCGGAAGGAATATATTGCCGGAAAATAGCGTTTCCGGTCGAAGAAGGATGCGTGGTCGCGTCGATCTTCTCCTGCGTTTGTTCAATGGGGGGTATATTCCGCAGATACGGTACATCTGCGTAAGTCAATACAGGCGGTTCGCCGGTCGGCCGAGCTGCCCCTAATTGCAACCTGGTCCCTAAATTCGATTTCATTCTTTCACCTCTTCGCTTTCACTTTCTATTGGTTCTTCGGTATTCTCAACCGATTTTGATCTCTTCTTTTTCGGAGTTCGCTCCGGTGTTTCAACTTCTAAAACTGGTTCTGGCTCAATCACAGATTCAGGTTCTTCAACTTTTTGGATATGACCGGAAATTCGCACATGCTTGGCGAATATCACTTCATCCACAGCCGAATACCCGCATACTGAGCAAATCATCAATGGGAATCCATTCCATGTTTTCACCGTTTTAATCATTCTCATCCGATTACAACTCCTTCATAGCGCATCAATATGCGCCGAAATGTCACGTTGGGCTCGAAAATATCCTGAACCAACGTTTCAATAACGGAAAATTCAAATCCTGATAAGTTGACTTGTTTTCCGTTCAATGCCGCAGAAATAGCATCTCGCATCGGGACGATTTC